CCATGTTAAACTGGTTCAGAATCTGATTCTGGTACTGCATCTGATCGAGGCCCAGGTTCCTCGCGATGTTCGCCATGCCGGTCGTCCCGCTGCCCAGACTCCAGTTACCGGTGGCTCCGACGGCGTTCTGCAGCCCGCTGCGCGCCCAGACGTTCTGCATCTGCGGGTTGATGTTCCCGCTCATCTGGGTGTTCAGATTGTTCAGGAAGGTCTGCTGACTGTTATACAGCTGAGGATATCTCTGCCGAAAGTCAGCGTCGCTGAGCCCGTACGCCTGTTGGTCCATCGTAACGGCTTGCTGCTCGATCTGGTTGGGATCCGCTGAGATGAAGGGCGGCATCCCGCCGGCAGGCGGTTTATACGCAGGAAGTTGCGGAGCTTTCGTAGACATAGAGCGTTTTCTATATAATGTCTAGACCATGAATCTGCCTCCTGGCATGTGAACTGGACCAGAAGGTGTCTGGCCTGCGAAAGAGAACGGAATCGGAGATATGCAACTCATAGGCGTTCTGGAACTTCGTAGACCCTTAGCGGCGTCTGGTAGAGGTGGACCTTGCGCAGCATTACCGGCAATTCGGCCGGGCTGTCTTTCTCAATCAGCCAGAGCGGGTTCCCAAAAACCTGCTTGGAAGCGCTCACGATTACTTTAGCAACTTCATAAAGTGCTCGCCGCGTGAACTTGGCCGGATGGACCGCCGGGTAAATACAGACCTGTGGTTGCGCATAGTAATAGGCCGAGAGCTCGCCGTCGACCAGCACGAGGAAAATAGGGAAAACTCGGTGGACCTTATGCCCGAATTCCGCCGCGAAGTTGTCTAAATTCCACATCCGAATCCCATCCTCGTCATCAAGGCGGATCTGCTCGATCTGGTAACGCGGCCTGGAGATGATCTGACGGTTAGGCATTTAGGTGTACTTGATGATGTGGTTGATCGCGCAATAGGGCGGTAGCGTGGCGATAGGCTGCTGATTGGTGCCGGTCTGCGGGCCGCCGAAGCCGGCATAGACATCTTCGGTGAAAGCGTTATAGCCGCCCTGGGTGGGGAGTCGGATAGTGTTCGTCGCTCCCGATTGGTTAACCTGGGTGTCGGTCGCCTTTACTAAGGCGGTGAGCGCCGGGAGGCTGTTGGCGACCACCATAAAAGTCTGGCTGCCGCCGCGCGCATTAACTCCCTGGTTGGTAAAGCCTCCGTCGACCGGGACAGAAACATCAGCCACAAACCCTGGAGCATTCACAAAGAACTTGGCCGCCGGCGGCAGATTAAAGGTGCTCTGGCCGTCGCCAACTCCCCAGGTCGTGCCGATCGCCTGATAGAGCCGGCTGTACAACGTACGAGCCACCGCTCGCCCGTCGCACAGGAGCCAATTATTGGGCACTCCTTGGCCGCCCCACATGATTACCGAACCAACCGGTGATCCCTGGTCAGTTGGCTGGTATTGGCCCGTGGTCGGATCCCAAAACCACCATTCGTTCCCGTTAGCCCAGGGCCCGATATCGCTCGTCGGCATCGTGCCGCCGATCTGCCCGGTTAAGAAAGTTGCCTCCACCGTCGCACTCATCGCGTCCACGAACGCGTTGAGGGTCTGTTGGAGATTGCCTTTAAATCCCAGCGGCAACGCGCCTGCGACGATATCAACTGGAAGAGGGACTGCCATGGTTTTAAAAACTGGTTCGATTCCAACTGAAACGGAAGGTGAGAGCCAGCTGGGAACCGTTACCCAGCATTTGCGGTAGGTCCCAGGTCCACGTCTCGATCTGATTGGTTAGATCAGGCAATCCATAGCCGAAGCTGCCAAAGGCCTGATTGCCACTCACTGGGAAGGTCGCCGTCTCGTCGATGTACCAATTGCCCTTCGTGTAAGCCGCTTGGTTACAGAGGACGATCTGAGCGCTCGAGGGTCGCAACGGGGCCCGATTACTGCCTAGCTGTGCTGCGGTGGCGAGCGAGAGCCATGCTTGGCCCGCGATGCTCGGCTCACCAAAACCCCAGAAGACATCAGGCTTGTTTGGCGGCGCGATTTCTCCGCCAATGGAATTTATCCAATAAATCCCGTAGCACGGCCGAAAGAACTCGCCGGTGCCCGGTCCTTTCAGCTGACCGCTGTCTGGACTCGGATTCGAGCTGTAAGCCGCATTGAGTGTGACAATGCTGATTGCGCCATGCGTCGCATCACCACCAGCGACGACCGCCAGTACTTTGAAGGTGCCGTTGTAGGCCGCGACACTCGAGCCGGCTAAGGTAACCATGTTGCCAACCTGGGCGGTGGTCGGAGGCGAAACCGAAACCATCAACTGGCCTGCGTTCGGAGTGGATGCCGCTGCGTAGAGAAAGATCGCGGAGGCTAGGGGCAGACCGGTTATCGCGATCGTCGTCGGCGTTGTCCCCGTGAAGTAATCGCCGGCTCCTTTTCCGTAATCGATTCCTACATTGAGCTGATAAGTGACCTGCAGTTGCTGGCCGCCGAATGCGCCGGCTGGGCCCTGCACCGTGACCGGCGAGCTCAAGAGGACGCGACTGAAGAGATTGGCTCCCGCGATTGCCTGATTGCTGAATCCGACTTCGCTGAAAGTCTGCGTGTTCGCGGCCGGTGGAAAGATAAAAGTCCGCTGCAGCAGGAGGGTGCCCACGTTGTCTGTGGTTAAATTAGCGTTGGGTACAGCGGAACATTGAACCGTGCGCTCGATCTCATTGTCCAGAATCGCTTGGTTAGTCCTTAAGATTGTGAAAGCTGTCGGCGTACTGACTGTGATGCTTGTAAAGAGCGTAACGTGCTGAGAATCCGTAACTGACTGGATCTTGGCGTACTGGCCGGTGTCGAAACGCACATCGCTGTCGAGGTCGGCAGTGGAAAATGTAGCCGCGCTGGCCGTTAGGGTCGTGCCGCTAGCCGTCGCCGTCGCCGTCGGCCGAATGTTAGTCGGATCGGTGCCGTTACCCACACAGCAGGCCGCAAAGAGTTGGTTAAAGTGCACCGTGGCCAAAAGATCCAACCCTTGGTCCAGAATCAGGTTGGGTTCCCACTCACGCTCCTCGACGATACGACCGGCCTCAAGGACCGCGATACGTAAGCGGCCCGCTAAGGAAGCATGAATGTGTCGCTCTTTTCTCACGGCGTGTAGGTTCCACTGTGCAGGATAATGCCGTAGCCGGCGGCCTCGCCCGAGCTGCGCTTAGTGATCGGCGTACTGTATTGGCCGCTTTCAAAGATCATCCCGCTGCCGAGTCCTTCAGTAATCAACTTCGGGAAAACAATTGCCGCTGGCGGCGGCGGTCCCAGCGAATCGTAGCCTGAGTCCGGTGTTCTCGGAGACCATACTTTCTGGAACGGGTGAAAGACTCGACTACTCATGGCACAGCAAAATTGCAAGTGACCGGCGGCGGCAGACAGCCAATCGCGCTGACGATGTTGATTTCGCCCACTTCAGTCGGTGTACATTGACCGATTCCCGGCTGTGGGTAGCCCTCGACAAAGAGGCGCAGTTCGCGAATCCCCATGCGGCCCTGCCAGTTAAAAAGCAGCTGAAATCCTTTGTCGACGTCATGCTGATACTCGCTCTCGATCGCACAGGTCTCCGCGCAGCCGTCGTCATTCTCTTCGATTGAGCCGCTAAAATCTGGTGTGCGCACTGTGCGTGTCTGCGGCCGGAACGAGTCCAGAATCGTGTCGGTCGCTGTCCCGTTGTAGCTGAAGATCGGGTACTGAGGATTGCCCGGCATACCTTCCTGGGCGGAGAGATGGACCTGATAAAGCAGCCGGTAATGAGCCTTGATCGGCGCGTAATAGATCGTGAGATCGACTTCTCCAATTAATTCCACGATATCGATTTCGCAAAACTTGAACCGCGAGAGCTCACCGATCTGGCTCAGCTCGAAAATCTTGGTTTCCCAGCTGCAATTAATCGGAGTGTCCTGATGGTCAGTGCGCGGACTCACGAAATCTTCCCAGAGCTGGATCCGGCTCTGGCTGCCATCGGCGGCCTGAGCGCTCTGACAGGAATAGGAGAGCTCGAAACAGCGTGGCACATCCTGAATCTCGCCGGCCGCAAACTGCACCGGGAAAGTGCCGGTCCAGATGCCCGTCCAACAGGGCGCGCCCTGTTGAGAACCCATCACCGCCATCGGGCTGCCGTCCATCACCCAGGTGTGCCGATTAAAACGCGAACCGCTTGGCACCGCGATCAGCGTCCAGTTCTCAAATTGGACCGCGCAGATTCCGCTCCGGATTGGGCTCATGTTAGCCCTGGAACGAAGCATTTCCCCATCGACGGGATTAACTCGGCTCGATCGGTATTGTTGAAGCGCCTCATTCAAACTCATCTCGCCAACCTCACTATAGAACCAGGGCAGTCCGAATTGGTTGATCGGGCTGAAAGCGGCTACCGAACCGTAGTCCTTACTAACAATGGTCTGGAAACCGGGGGTAGTCTGCCATTGGGTCCGATCAAGAATGCTCGAAAGCAGGCTCGTAATTGAAAAAGGACTAAAAGCCAGGAGCGAATTAGCATCATTGGTTTCCAGTAATCCTGTGCACGGTTCCGGCAGTTTAAAGCCGTCTGCCTCGGCTAGGTAATTCCTCTCGGTAAACGAGTTCGGGTTCAGGAGATCGCTCGCGTAAATTGTCTCCTGGCGCGCTACCCAGAGCCTCGACCCGCTGAAGCTCATACAAGTCCCGCTGGGACACTGCGAGAAAGGTGCGCCGGCCTTGTTGTGACCGTTGGTGATCGGGCTGCTCGCGCTAGTCCCATCGTAATAGGCGCTGGCAGTGTAACCGTCTTGGACAAAGAGAATGTCGGTCGGCGTCTGTAGAAGCGTTAGCGAGCCATCGGGATTAAGCGTGGTCTCCTGTCGAGCCTGACAGAAGAAGATTTGCGGCGCATTCTTGTAGAACTGGATATGAGATAACCGTTCGTAAGTTGTGAATGGAAATTTTGAAAAATAGACTTGCCCATCGATGGCCCAGACCAGTTGCTCTTTATCCCGGTAAGGGCGGTAGACGCAGAGTCCCTGGGCGCGTTTCCCAGGCAGCGTGAAGAGCAGATTTCGTCCAGGCCGAGTCTGGATAACGCCTCCGCGATTAACGATGTTCTCGCCCCAATAATAGGCCCCCTGTGGCAGGTCGGTGGGAAATGGCAGCGTATCGGCTCCCATCACCCAGTACTTATCCTGAATAGGCGTACGCCCACTGACCGGATAGCTCATAAGACCTGTTCAAAGGCGTTGCCGTAAATGCGACGGTCCCACTGCAATTGAATTCCTTCCTGCGGATGCATGACGCGCCACTCGTCATTCAGCATGTCGACCGCCATGTTGATCTGGTCAGCGGCGATCTGGACGCCGGCTGTGGGCTGGAAGGTCGAAAGAGAAGCTTGGCCTCCGCCTGCTTTCATCGCGGCCAGTCCGGTCATCGCGAGCACCACCGCTGTTCTGTTGCGAACATGGATAGGGTCGGTGAGGTCGTTTACCTTGAGGTAGTTTTTGCGATATCGAACGCGGATCCGCTTGCAGAAAGCTCCGATGCGGATCTGGCGAAACATCGGCTCGGCGTCCTGCGGCCAATAGAGCGCCAGAAACTGGGTCTGTGGCCAAGGGCTGCCAGAAGCCGAGGCAGGCACCGGCGGCGTCGAAACCGTCGGATCCAAGAGCACGCCACCGGCAAGCCCGAGTGAAGATGGAGAGTGCGCCATGGTCTGCGTGTCAAAATGCTGCACCTGTGGCGCGAAGGGATTGGTCGCCCAGAGCTGAATAAATCCGTAGGTAGGCTCCTTGATGACGCGCTCGATACGCGTGAAAATTTGCTTGGAAGGCGTCGTATTATGTTTCCGACACGGTATCCGGATTCCCCAGGTGCCGTTGCGTGTCACGACCGGCTCGCCGCGCTCGTCGTAACCGAACACCGTAATAACGGCATTATTATCCTGGGCCAGCTCGGGCACCGCGAAAAGCTGCGCGGGCCCTTTAAGGCGAAACGCTGTCGGCACCTGTCCGACCTCTTCCCAGCCGTAGGGAGGTCGATTGTTACGCAAAACGCCGCTGGTGCCGAAACACCCGTAGGGCGTGACACGAAAGCCGCAGCCGCTTTTCTCGGTCGTCACCAACTGGTCCCACGGCGCCCACTGCCTCGGGTCTTGGTACGTGTCGCTGAATTCGCCGAGGGAATTTAAGTTGAACTCGAACCATTTGTTTCTGAATACACCGCGCTGGCCATTGACGTTTAACGCGATGATTTGGTCGATGTATCGGGGTAGCGCCACGTAGAAATCGTCGTCGCTGCGGATGTCGCAGTAACCGATCAACCCATCCCACTGCGCTTTGTTGTAGAGCAGCTCGAGCGTGCTCGAAATCTGATCGAAGATCTTCTGTTTGCCGATAAAGCCGAAGATCCGGCAGGCCTCGTCATAAACATCGGCGACCACGATTGAATCGCGCTGACCGATCGTGAGATTGAGAGCTGTAGCAACCTCGGTTGTGCCGGCCGCCATGGAGAAAATATTGCGTGCCGCCTGTTCTTCGTTGAGAAAGGTAACCGCCGCCTGCTCGGCCGCCGCCGCCAAGTCGAAATGGACCTCATCATAGTACTTGATCGCCTGGACCATCATCTTGACCGCCTGCGGCGAATTGAGCGGAATCACGTCGAGCAGGGAGGCGATTTGCGTCGTGCGCTTGCGCGCCAGCATCCGCACCATAACCGCTTTCTGGCTCAACTTGATTTGCAGGAACTGCGGAAAGGTGACGCTGGGATAATAGTAGGCCAGCACATACGGGCCGGCCGTGAGTTTGATCGTGCCGATCGTGACCGGCTTAACAACCTCGAGGACCTCTGTAACGAGATTGGTGTCAGCCGGCACGATCGCTCCCAGGGGCGCAATCGGCAGGTCGATGTAGTTCTCGGTGTGGTTTCGGAACCGCACGCGGATATGCAGAAAAAGGTCGGTATCCGCTTCTGAATCGCTCGAGGCAGCCAGGGTTAGATAACCTTTAGGGAATCGCCGCTGAATCGGCCACGTACCGCGATCCTGCCATTGCCAGCCGGCCTCCAAATCGCTGCTTCCAGGCCCGTTAAGGGTGAATTCGTAGAGCTGCGAGTGGCTGAAGGCCGGATTCGAATTGAGATTTATTTTGACCGGTTTCTCGATCTGCTCTGGAAGAAAAACGTAGTAACCCTGCTGCACGGGCAGGTCGAGATAAGTAAGCATCGGATCCCAGGTGATCGAGGTCGCGCAACTTTTTCGCGCGAGCGTCTCGACGGCGCGCGTCAAAACCGCGAACAGATAGTTCTGGCTGCACTTCCCGGTGACCTGCTGAATCTCACCAATTATGTCCTGTACGACGACTGGCATTAGCCTTTAGGTCCGTACTCTTTAAAAGCCTCATCTACTGACTTCTCTTTTTTCTCCGGCTTTTTTGCCGACTTCTTGCCCTTGGCTCCGCACTCGAAGTGATGCACGTCCAGATCGTAGTTGTGATGGGTTTTGCCGTCCTTAGTAACGGTCTCGTGCCTGCGCACCCTGCCCTTGACGTGGCCCTCGAAGTCGCCTTTTTCCGGCATCCCCTCGATCTGGCTCGGCAGATGGCTTAAATAGAGGCTGGGCGGCATTTCCTCCTTATTGAGATCAGCCGGCGCACTGACCAGACTCCCGATTTGGTCTCCGAGCTTGCGCGTCACTTTCACTTCTTCTTCTTTCTGAAGCCGCCCTTTGGCTTGCTCGCGATTTTGTGGAGATCGGCCGGCGCGATCGTTTTAGCGATCTTGCCTGCTGCAGTCTTCGAGGTTTTGCCGCTTTCCTGCATCCCGCGCGCCATGCCGAATAAACGGCCCTGAGCTTTCGTGAGCGGGTGACCTTTAATTGTTCCTTGTTTCTTGCCGGGCATATCGTTAAACCTGTTTGGGATGGCTAAGAGGCGGAATTATTCATATGTTCAGGTTCAAACCAAGAATGGGCGCAAATACAAACATCGCGTCGTCATGGAAGTAATCCTGGGACGTGCGCTTCTGCGTAACGAACACGTTCACCACATTGACGGCAACACGCGCAATAACGACCCAAGCAACCTTGAGCTCATGACCCACGGTGCGCACACGCGCCATCATCATGGAATAAAAGGTTGGGCGCGATCTTGGACAGAGTGCCGATATTGTGGCACATCTGAGCGACCTCACCGCACTAAGGGGCTCTGCAGTCGTTGTCATAGTCGAGAGTATCGCCGGACTCATCATCTGTACTTTCTTGAATATGACCGGATGCGGCATCATCGAAAGCATCCTGAAGCTAAAGTTCTTTTGAATCGTCGCCTTTAATAGGCCTTTTTTGCTTTCTTGCTGTTTGGGGGCATTTTCGGTTGCTCCTTCGCAGCCTTCTTGATCTCTTCCTTTTTCTCAGTCTTCTTTGCCATGTTGCTCCTTCTTTGTGGGGATGGGGACGCGCGCGATCGGTTGACCCTCGTGCTGTTCTAAAAACTCGCTAAGCATTAGCACGGCATCGACCAGCCGGTGACAGCAGCCAACCACTTCCCCGGCGTGAATCTCAGCCGCAGCCGCTTGAATCTCCTGTTTGATATCTTCCAGCGCTTGGCGCCTTTCCTCAGGACTCATTGGAATTGGTGCTGTGGCGAGCTGGTGAGGCTCGCAGAACCCGTTTGGCAGACCAGTGATTAGTTGTTTTGCCAATATGTTCTCTCTTCACAGAGCACAGCATTAAGGGGCTCGGTTTAGATGCAGAGCTTCATCAGCTCGGCAATTTTCTCGATCTTCTGTTTGGCTTCTTGAGCCATGGTGCCGCGACCGTTGTTGTGGCCGATCAGATAGATTTGCAGCGTCAGGTGCAACGGCTTTGATTCGTAGGGGATTACCTTCGCGCTCACCGCGTAGAGTTCGCTGCCGTCTCGCGCGAAAATATGGATCGCGTCGTTCTCTTCGTCCCTGGTCGCGTAGCAGCCGCTGTTCTCCAGATTGAGTCTTTCGGACGAGCGCGGGAGCGGGAGTGCCCCGTCGGTCTCAGTGATTGGCTTTTCGAGTCGAGTCATATGAGTTGTTGAAGCTGATTAGTGTTGATGTTCATGACGTAAAAGTGACCATTACTATCAGCAAAGAGGGTAAAGAGCCATCCGTTGGTCGTCCTGAAGGAGATGCCAGCAAAAGGACCGTTGGTGGCCTGAATAGCAATTTGGCCCTGGGCTTGGGCACCGGAACCAAAATTGCCAACCACATAAATGCCCTGTTGAGCAAGCAGCTCGCAATAGTTATTCCCATCCTGATAAGCAATAATCTGAGCATTGGCTTTACTGACTGAGAGGTTGCCCACCATGGTGTCACCGTTGGTGCTCACCGGCCGATAACCGAGGTTGGCGCTGACCGCTCCGCTGGCTAGCGCTGAGCCTGGGATATGGCCGGAGTTATCAGTCAGTTGCACGAAAGTATTCGAACTCGTCGCGATCCACAGGCCGCTTTGCCACGCTCCCAGAGCGCATCCCCAGTAGCCATTGCACTGAAAACCGATTCCGGTAAACCCGCCAACAGCACTCGCGTCGATTCGTATTGGAGCAGTGACGTATGCGGTATAGTTCCCTGGCAAGCTGCCTGAAAGTATAATCTGGGTGCCGGCTCGCATCGTATAGCTGCCGTCCGGATTCCACGTGTTCATGAGCCGGCCGCTCCAGACGCCAAGGCCAGTGGCGTCATTGTACTGCTCGATTAAGTATCCCTGGCCGGCGGCTCGATAGAGCACGATGGCATCCTTGTTGAGCGCCGTGCCCGTCGCCCAGCTCCACATGGCATTGCCCGTATTGCTTAAGATTCCGCAATAATTGCCGGCAGATGCGATCGTCGTGGTGCCGGCAATCGTCGCGCCCCCATTCAGGGCCGTATTACCGTTGACTACCAGTCCTGAGTTCAACGTGAGCAGGTAGCTGCCGACCGTCGCATTAAGGTCATAAAACTTGCCGTCGCCAGCCAATACATCAGTCCTTTTGCCGCTTAAGGGTCCCAGTAGGCCATTCGAGAGCGTTGTGGCTAAAGGAATGAGGTCATTGCCGCCAGTGACATGCGTCGGCGCGTGCGGACTCGGGATAAAGGTCGCCGGTTTGTTCGCGATGACGCTCCAATCGGTCGGGAAAATCGTCGGCGCGCCCGTAATGCCGCCCCACGGGATTTGATCGGCCAAAGTAGCGTGTGCGACAACGCCGGTCACGGTCTGAGCGCTGACCGCTTTATCGACTACTCCAGGCGTGCCGTTGGTCGCAAAGACCGAAATCAGCATGTCGCCGCCACCGGGGCCGGCCCCGGTCGTTGCGATGGTGATTCCCGTTGTCGTCTCGGTAAGCACAATGCCCGAGCCTGACAGCAGGCTCTTGAAAGGCCAGTAAACGCCAGCTTCTTGTACGCCCATAGGTTTTTAAGGGATGGTATGACTTAAGCCAAAGAGACGGAAGGCAATGCCGGCGCGGAAGTAACAGGTTTTCGCATTGGAAACGTCCAACACCAGCCGCCATTGCAGCGCGTTTGGCCCGGCGCTGAAGACGCGGATCATCG